TGCCCGTTAACCACTTTGCGGAACACCCCGCCGCGGATACTTAAGCGGCTAACCCCGGACGTCGTCTGGCGACCAATGGCGTTAGTGTCTGGCTGCAGCTTAGCCAATAGTGCTTTATACGCTTCGGGCATATTTTCAAACAGTGTTACGTTACTCATACATCATCCTCATCAGTAAAGTTAAACTCCAATTGGACCGGAGTGTTTTTATCTTTTGTGTTATCACTTGCCTCTTGCTTCAATGCCGCTACTACTTCTGGGATACTGAACCTATACGTAGTGCCAACCTTTATGTAGGTTTGTTTTGGTATATGCCCTTTAGCCACCCAGTCACGCACAGTAGTGACCTTAACCGACAAATGCTTAGCCAGTTCCTCAAACGAAACATACCCATTTGTCATTTTTTCCTCCGTACAGTCACAGTGTATTCGCTATCACGATTTAGCCCCGGTGGTAGCAGGTCGGGGTGGTCTTCTAGGAACTGTTTCATGTTCCCTTGATGAACCCTTTTTTCCAACAACTCAGGTACTTCATGTTTGATGATGAACCGATTCATGGATTCCCAGTCGGATGTCCAATACTTAGAGCGCACCGATCGGTAAAAAGTGCCAGACTCCGTACGGACAGACTCTGCCCCACTAGAGTCGCAATGCTCCAACAGCGCCCTTTCCAGCCTATGCAGCTTTGAATCTATAACAGCTTGGGCAGCTTCAAAGTCAGTGGTAAGGTCTCGCTTCTTATCCCGCAGCTTTATATAAGCTGACACTACCCTATCAAGGTCTATGGTAGCCTCTCCGTCCATCGCATCACCTTTAAAGTATACTACATGTAAAACTAAGTTTATATCACTATAGTTGAGTATGGTCAAGTTTAATGTTGTATGCTTACTCGTCAAGTACGTGTTTGTACAAGTCTATTATTTTTGAATGCACGTCGATTCTTTCTTCCAGCATTCTGTATATATGCTTCTCTACTTTAGAGCCTTGCAGCCGCACTACTGTACACGGGTGTTTCTGTCCTGCTCGATGCACTCTAGCGTTAGCCTGTGCGTACGTTTCCAATGAAGATACTGGAGACCACCACACAATCGTGTTTGCAGCAGTGAGGGTCACCCCGTGAGCCGCTGCTTGGGGTTGGATGACGAGTACTTGAGGGTCAGACGTTTCCTGAAACCTTTTAAATATCTCAGTCCGTTTAGCCGGGGACACATCACCCTGTATAATTTCGTTAGTGATCCCGTCTTTCGATAGCTTGGCTGCTAGTATATTTATTACGTGCCGAAACGGGACAAATATAAGTACCTTCTGACTGGACTCTGCTATCACTTCCTTCAACACGTTGTATCGGTTCTTGATGTCAAACTCCACTACCTCTTTGTTGTCGGTATACACCGCTCCGCAGGCTATCTGTAGTAGTTTATTCATGCTTACTGCAGCGTTAACTGCGGATATCTGCTCCCCCGCCACCACTGCCATCAAGTCTTCTTTGATATCCAAATAGTACTTTTTCTGTTGGGCGGTCAGTTCTACTTCCCGCTTAACGTAGGTCATCTCGGGCAAGTCCAGACACTGATCTTTGGTAAATCGGATGGCCGGTTGCAAGGCGTTGAAGACTATGTCAACCGCGTTTGTTTTGGGCACCCACTTAAACGGGGTGATTTGCACCATCACCATGTTCTTAAAAGCACCAAAAAATTGAGGTACGTTCTTAGGGGCGACAAGTTTAGCTAGCCCATAAGCATCCGTTGGCGATTGAGCCGCTGGGGTTCCTGTCATCAACCACAGCCATGTATGCGGGGTCACCAAACGGTTCAAAGCTTTCCACCGTTTTGTCTGTGCGTTTTTGTAATGGGTAGCTTCATCCACGATGATGAGGTCAAACTTAGCCGCGGCTATGTGGTCTTTTACAATCTCGACGCCATCATAATTTATGACAACGTATTCGGCTGTACTCGTAATGATGTCTATACGCTTGGCTTTACTGCCGTGGGCGATATCTACAGTGCGGTGCATGGCGAACTTAAAAAGATCAGTTCTCCATGCCGAATCCATAATAGACACGGGACATATAATCAAAACACGTTTGACTAGCCGCTCTTTCATTAAAAAATCAGAGGCCCATATCGCAGACCCTGTCTTGCCTGTGCCTTGTTCGTTAAAACAAAAAGCTCTAGGGTGCATCGTAAGGAACGCAGCGGTTGTTTTCTGGTGCTCAAACGGTGCGTACATCCCCGGCCAATTGTACTTGCCCATGATAGGCGAGGGCACGTCCCGTATGTTCATATTGCGCAACACACGGGACTCGTCCACACCCCAGCGCACCAGTACACTGTTGCTATCTATTTTTTTACTGCTTGGTATTGCGGCTAGTATTTTTTCGGGATTACGAACCCGCAGAAGTAAACCTCTGTTGTCTATAACCTGCATCACTCACCTTTATTTTTTATAGTTTCTAGCTCTGTTTTTACTGCTGCTCTCTATCTTGTAGCCGTCTTTGTTTGTGCCCCCGCGACTAAGCGGTTTGTTGTGACTAACGTCTTTGCCCTCACGCTTATCCGCTTTGCCGTTCCCGTTCTCATCCACTCCTTTTTTGTCTATAGCACGTCTAGCTCGCTGTCGTTCCATACGGTTAGCGTGTTCCCCACGCTCTTTCTGCTGCTGGTATTCTTTTTTGTAGGGCCTATCTTTGTTTACGTATGGCATTTCACTTACCCCCAATTACCGTTTGCCGTTATGTGGACATTCCAACACTACGCAGTGCGCCCGACACAGCCCAGTAGGCTTGGCGTTCCACACGTCGTTGGAGAAAGCCCGTTCCAAACCACCGTACGTCATCATCCACTTCTGCCACAGCGCCGATTGTTTTTCCACGGTGTACACTTCTTTAACAAACGCATTGCACACAACGAACAACAGCCCCGCTTTAACTACTTTTATCTCTGGGAAATGCCTGAACACGCACAACGCCATCAACTCAAGCTGCCCTTTATCCGCATACCGTGCGGACTTTCCTGTTTTATAATCAATTACTTTAGCTACACCCGCGGCCTTGTCGATAATTAACAAGTCCGCTATTCCCCTGTACCAAACATCTTTTGCGTAAAAGTCGCAGGGTTCTAACCTTTCTGTTAGCCCCATTTTATACTCGCAGAGTTTATCCCCCGGCATCTCCGCGAGCTTATCAAGTGCTGCCTTTGCGTAGATAAATCGGGGGTCTAGCTCTGCTTTTGCTTTTGATACGTAGTCTTCCGCTGCTTTATGGAACTCGTTACCGTACAGGATAACTTGGTTATTAAAATCTTCTGTGTAATCCTTCGCTACTTTTAGGTGGTAGTATTTCTTAGGGCACTGGTCGAACATTTTAATACTACTGAACGACCACGTAGGCTTTTTATCATTTACAGTTTTGGTTTCCACTTAACGCACTCTCCGTAGTTCTTGCCGGTTTCTACGTCACCGCGAACCGGGAGACCTTCTGCCCAGTGCGGAGTGAACCGCATACAAGAATCCACATAAGTAGCTGCTTCCTCTACTTCCGTGTCTCTCACACAACATACTACCGAATCGTGTACGGTAAGTAAAACACGGTACTTTTTGGCTATCTGCAGCATCTGCTCCGCCATTATGCAACGCGCAATCGCTTGGCAGACGTTCTCCGTTACCTTCCCTCCGTACAGTTTTATGTATCCCTCTCTGGTCTTGTACGAGAACTGTGGGCCCTTATCTGTATCATCCGCGGTAAGGTCTGTGTAGTACATCATCAGCTCGGACGGTAGCTTTATGGCAGTAAGATTAGGCACCACCTCTAACACCCCGGCGCGGCCCAACGTGGACTCGTACCCCTGATACATATGCATTAAACAATTCTGTGCTTCCTTCCACAGCCCAACAATATTCTCGTTGGTTTCCCTGTACACCGATACGATCCGTTTGGCTTCCTTCTCACTCAACTCTGTACCGAACCCTTGCAGCTGTGCGCGAAACTTGTCTGCCCCCATGCCGTACCCGCACCCCAGTATGACGGACTTGCCCACAAACCGTTCTTGGTCCGTGATCTCTCCTTCCTCTTTGGTGTAGATCACCGCTGCCATTTTCTTGTACACATCCTCGCCTCGGGTAAATGCCAACACGAGGTCCTCTTGCTGTGCTAGCCACGCAAGCACTCGCGCTTCAATCTGTGCTGAGTCTGCTTGTATGAGTGTGTACCCCGTTGGAGCCACGATGCAGGACTTTAGCACCTTAGCGTTTGTCCCACGGCTAGGTAGGTTCTGCAGGTTTATCCGGTCAGACCCACCCCAACGTCCTGTGTGTGCAGCATAGTATTTTATGGGGACGGGCAGCGCCCCCCGCATCGCAATGTCTAGGAACCTCTCCGTACGTGTTTCCTCTAAAGTGCTTTTTAGCCCGACCCTAGCTGCGTGTAGTGCCTGCACCCTTGAGTCCTCGTGTTCCTGTAATGCCTTAAACCCCTCGTCGTTCTTGGCAAACGCGAACGCTTCCTTGCCTGTGCGGATAGAAATTTTAGTGGGGGGAGTAACCCCCAGTGTTTGCAGTGCCACCGCAAACTTCGGGTTCGACATCAGGCTGTCCTTGTCCACTCCACACTCTTCTAGCAGCTTATCTTTCTGTAACTTCAAAACCTCCAAGTGTCCTTCAAGTCTCATCCAGTCCAGCTCCAACACTGGATCGATAAACATGCGTAGTGTCATATCAATGATCTTAAGTTCGCGCTCGGGGAACTTGCGGTTACGCCTAAATATATTGAACAGTCGGTAGGTAAGTTCGACATCGTTAACACAGTAGTCTCCATACCTACTAAGCTCTTCTTCGGTAAAGTCCGCCCTGTGCTTGCCAAGAGCGTTTAGGACTTCGTCGCCCTTTTCTCCAATGTCATACATGGCGGCAAGTGCTTTAAGCGAACCGCCCGCCTCGACCCCATGTAACGCCCGCGCCATACACAACGTATCAATGTATAGCTTAGGGTGAATATCAAACACCCAACTAAGAATAGACCCATCAAACAGGGTATTGTGAGCCAATACAGCAGACCCCTCCCAGTCGTAGTTATTTCGCATGTAGTTTTTAAGTTCATTGAAAGTGCCGCTAATCCATACAGTTTCTGAGTCGTTCAGCTTTATAGCCGCACCAATAACTTCAAAATACGGACTTCTTACGTACTGCTCAGTGGTCAGCTTACTTAGCGAAAACGCTTTGTCGTAATAGGTTTCAAAATCTATCGTTATAATATCCACGCTACCTCTCACCCCAATACTAGGTGTTTGTTATAAGGCCCCCGGCCCCGTGACTGCGCACCCACTACGTTATTAGTGGTGGGCCGGGGGTTTCGTGCTCAGTTTACTCTTTCATTACTTTATAAAACTCAGACTTCAGTTCGCCAAGTGCTTTGTCCGTGAGGTCAGCAATCATGTTCGCCCCTGCCGGAGGTTCGTCCTGATCCTCGTCTACACAGGCAAACCCGATAGACGGCAAGCCGTCTACATAGATGTACCCCAACTGCCAGTACGTGCATCTCCAATACACGTTTACCCACCCGTAGTCGTCGTTCATTGCTTTGGCTCCGCTTTTTTCAGAATATAACCATTTGGATAAGCTGGGCAGTGAGAAACCCTATGCCCTTCCCCTTCCCCGTGATAATGTTTTTCCCCGCAGCGGTCGCACAAGAAAGTAAAATGAATCCCTTCTTGTTGGCATTCAATTTCAGGTATGTCGTTCATTTCTGTACTCCTTTAACTGTGTTATGGGAGGCCCCCGGCCCCGTGACTGCTCACCCACTACATTATTAGTGGTGGGCCGGGGGTTTCGTGCTCGGTTTACGGGTTACCCCCTTACAAAATGTGCCCTGTTGACCTCGCCACTCACATCGCGGGGCCGGACAAAGCCGGAGTTTTTTGGTATCTCCTCGACCTGAATTGTTGAATCTTCGCTGAGCATTGGCGCGGTACCGGACTTTACTTCTGACGTCCGTTCCATCAACGCTCTTCCCACTTTCCGCAGTGCGTGTTCCTCGTCAGCAGCTAAGATTGTGGTCGTGATGCCGATTGCGTACAGGTTTGGGTTGTACTGCTCAATCATACTTGGCACTCCCACTACCTGTTGAGTGTTCTCTATACGCTTGATCGTTGCCCCCGCTGCCGAGTCTTCCTGCGTGACGGTAATACTCAACGTGTGAACCTTATCGCGTACCTTCTCAACACTGTCTATGCTAACAGACTCGTATTTTGATGCGTCAAAAACCCATCGTATTTTTCGTTCGATGTCTGCTGCCTCGCATCCAACCATCAGCAGTTTGTGTTTAATCCTCTCCCCGGAGGCTTTGCTTACCAACCGCACCTCCACTATGTGGAGCATCCCGATCACATTTAGATTACTGACTGGTGCTTTTCTGTATTTTTGCATCACACACTCTCCTTACTCATGCAGCTATGCGGTGAACGATGCCCAGCTTGTCTACGCTGTACTCGTTAGCTACTGGCAAT